AATTATTTGCAGCATCATCACCACCGATTACCCTTGTATTTCCTTTCTTTATATTAAGTACACCACCAGTTCCGCCACTATTGATGCCTGTAATTTGTACCATTGATGACTTAATAGAAAAGCCACCCAGATCAACATTTGCAGTTGCTCCGGTGTATGGTACTTTATCATCAAGAGCAGTCTGCAAATCAGTCTGGTTACTAAGTGTCCCCGTAATCTGACCCCACACAGCCGCACCCGTAGTAGTACCACTATAATTAACTACCACATAAACTGGTGATACTGATGTGCTGACATACACATCACTACTTGTATAATTTATCTTGATTACCATCGTTAACTTGTTATTTGATCAACAACTTGAACAAAGCCTTGCATCCATGTAAATACACCAGCACCAGTAGTAACTTGGAGTTCATAGTTGAACTCACCAAGAGTATAAGTAGCAGTAGTGACAGCACTTAAAGTGACTGTCCTCTCATTAGTAGCACCTTGCACAAAAATAGCATTATCCCAAGTAAAAATTGTAGTGCCAGAACTATTCTTTGCCATAAGTTTAAAAGTATATGTACTTACATTAATCGCCACCTCTTGACACTCATCTTCCCAAAATGACAATGGCAATACCCATGTATCACCTCTCTTAATTGTCCTTAAATTATGTTCGCCTATCATAATGTAAATTTAAGATATTATAATGATAAATACGATGCAGTCACAGTAACTCCATTTAGACTTGATCCAAGTGATATAACAAATGTTCCAGGTGTAGGCTCAGTCACAGTATAATTAAAGTACCACTTCCCTTGATAGCCTACTGCTGTCAATTTAAAGTTTGCAGGGTTTCTGCCCGTAATTGCACCAGATGCAACTACATATTGGTCAACCACGTTAATAAGTTCAATGGGGCCGGTTCCTTGCAAGGTATAGTCATAAGTAGGTGTTGCGCCTATTGTTGAGTCAAGCGTCAAATCCTGCATTATACAATCAAATTTATAAACTTTGTAGTTATTTTGATTGTCAATCATGTCAAGATAAGCCTTGAATGTTGTATCAGTATTAAGGACAAATTGGTCAAAAAAGTAGAACGGTTGCATATAACTTTGAGCGAGTTTAATTAACCCACTTCCGCTAATCGTAAAACCAGTCCTACCAATTATATATTCCCTAAAATATCCACTTGTCTTAGGAGCAAGTTCTATAAAATCCCTGCTTACATTTATGGTTGAGTTTTTGGCACAAGCAAAAGGGAACACATCACCATTGCTATATGTTGCCGTAATAACTAACCCTTCAGCTTTTAATGTATCTGCCATTATTTATATATATATTTATCTTCGTAAGGATCATATGTTGGAGGATTCGGAGAAGCATATCCAAATAGTATCTTACCTTTATTCAATGTAAAAGTAACAATATCTTCTTCCGGAATCTGTATTTCAAGATAATCATTTGTTGCTAAAGTTACTCCAGTTGCGGTTACGCTAAAATTAACATTATCTGGAATTGCAGTAACATATACATTATAATCTGAAATTATAGTTCCGTTTTTATTTAATGTCATATTAAGTGTAAATGGAGATGCTATAGCACTAATTACACCAATCATATTCCATGTAATATCTACTGTAATTGTTGCTACTCCATCATATCTTAATCTTGTTGTTGATTGAATAGAAAACTCTGATCCTTGGATTAATGTTTGTGGAAGCAATGCCTGAGTAGTATATATTCCAGCATAATCTGAATCAACATTATATGCATTGTCAGCAAGCATATCATATACCTCAACAAGAGTAGCAGACCAAGTTGATGAACTGAAATCTATTTCTTTTAGGTTGGCAATTGCATAAATCTTGTTCGGGTCATCATCAGTAAATCTAACTGTATTAATCAAACCAATTGGTTCATCTCCGTCGTCCCATGTAAGACCAAAAAAGTTTACATCAATTTTATTTCTATTAAATCTATTATGACTCCAATGTGCTATATCATTTTGCTTTCTAAAACCATTTTCTTCACTTTGATATCTATATCTATGCCAATCCTCAGTTGTTAAAGTCTCTTGATCACTTTCATACAAGCTACCTTTATAAAGTTTGCTCAATCCATCATCTAAGTATATATCATCAAAGAACTTAGGTTTTAATGTATCAGTTTTTGTAAATATTGATTGAACGGCATCAATTGTTTCAATATTAATTCCATTAAATCTTGTAATTACATTAAGTTGTAAATTTTTAAACCATTTTTCTTGACCACTTATATATGTAATATCTGGTGACCATAATAAAATATATAATATTCCATCATCTGGGATACTTTTAGATTCAACCTGACTTGTAACCCAATCAGTAGGCACAGGTGCGTTAGTACCATTATAATAAGTTTGTAAAACTTTATAATTTGTAGACCAAGATGCATTGCTTTGATACCATGTACCATCATCATCAAGAGTATAATAATTTGTAGCAGTTACCAATTGGAACGAAACGGTATATAGAGTTGCTGTTCCTGCAAATGTTGTCTTAAATCTATGGTCAATACTAAACAAAAATGTTTCGTTTTTTAATACATCAGTTCCGCAAGAAATCAACCATCTATTTCCTGATGTTGATTTTTGAGTCAAATATGCATATTGGTCATCCAATTTACCATTTGCATCATAAGTTATTTTTCTTCCATAAGAACCAGTTGTTGGAGTTGTAGGAGAACCAGGTGTTCCTTCTTTCCAATCCCATAAATCTAAATCATAAATCTTTTCAGTAGATGATGAACTTCTTAAATCTCCTCTTGAGAAAGAACCATTACAAACAACTTCATCAAATCTTTCAAAGTTAAATTGTATGGTATCTGACTTTGTTCTCCTTTGTATAAACCTTAACATCTCAGGTGTTATAGGCTTAATAGTTTGGTTGACACCAACCAATGCATCAAATCTTTGTGACGCATCAGTTCTTGATGCTCCATTTTGTCTATATCCTCTTATATTTTCACTATATGGAACGTATAACTCCTCTTGCCTAAAAATAATCCATTTGCCTTTGTACATATACAAAGTCTGGTTCCATGACTTGTTTATCTTTTCAAGAGCCAAATATGAGTCATCATATTCTGAAGGATTAACTTGAAATGTTTTTGCATCAACATAACATTGGTCAATACCAGTGTTGGTTGATGTGTCAGTCATTGATGAATGAAACAAATTGCTGAAAACTTTATAATCGCTAAAGTTCTGCACAGTTTGTGCCATTGCATATTGAATCAATTCAAGTGGAGTGTATCTACCATTTAGTTCATCACCTGACTCAGTTAATTCAACATCTTTTAGTTGACCAATACCTTCTGTTGCTCTTAATGTAATAATGTGGTTGGTATTAATCCATGACTCTTGGAAATCATCTTGAAGCATATATCCACTCCAATAATTTGTCCAAGTTCCAAAATCAAAATAAACAATAATGTCATCATCATTGTCCATCAAGAAGTTATCAATTGACACACCACTTGCTGATGCGATAAAACTCATCTCTGCCATCTGTGGCCTCAAAGGTTTGAATATCTCATCATCAGTATTGAACTCCTTTAACACAAATGGTCTTGCTGCTCCAACAAGTGTTGTTGAACTTCCGGTAAATCCTTCAAAGTCAAATCTTACTGTACAGGTTTGACCTTCATGTGATTTAAAAGTATAACGATATTTTTCTGCTTTAGCCAACTCTATTAATTGTAGCGTTTGTTCTATTCAATGCCCCAACAAGGTCTGACCCTCGTAGAACTACATTAACTTGTCCACTCATTCCCAATCCTCCTGGGCCTACACCACCGAATGATGGGTTGGCAGTTTTTTTAACACCTAACCCAATAGCTGATAATATACTTTGACCAACTGCACCAAAACCTTTAGCAGCACCTCCAACACCAGCAAATCCACCTGATGCTAAATTTGCAATCAATGATATAATTCCTGTTGCTATAATTTTTGCAACTAATTGTTGTATTTGTTTTAACACTGCATCAGCAAATGCTTTGAAACCAAATTTACCTGTTTCAAACAAGTTCATAAATGCATTTTCCAATGGCTGCAAAAATGTACTTGAAAGTAGTGCTTGAACTTCTTGAAGTTTTGCTAAATATACTTGATATGCTCCAAGTTGTGCTTCAAGTTCATCACTAAGTGGTGCGCCTGCTATTTTACCTACTTTTTTAGGTGCAAGTATTGCTGCTTCTTCTTGAAGTTTTTTATTGAGTAAGTTTTTTCTTTCTTCAAGTAATCTATTTAATACAGTATTAAATATTCCATTTTTGCCCCATGCCTTTTTTAAGTTTACAAGTATTAGTTTATTTATGTAATCTAATGTCATAGGAGCATCAACTGCTTCACCTTGTTCACCATAAACAATTTTACCAAGTCCTTCTACTTTACCTTTTACTGGTTTTTCAGGAGAAGCTAATTTAGATGCAGATTGTACTGCTTTTAATGTAGCAGTATTTAAATCTTCTAATTGCTTTACAAGTCCTTTAATAACTCCCTCTTGTTCACCTATTTTTTTAAATGTAGAAATATAATCTAAAACACCCTTCGCAGGTTCAACCATACCTGCACCTAATCTACCTTGTGATTCAATTAATTCTTTTCTGTAATTTTTTGCCTCTTTAGCAAGATTAGGATATGTTTTTTCTAATAAATCTAATTGATCATATAACTCTTGTAGAGCATTTCTTTGCTTCTCTAATTCAACAGATGTATTTGAAACTTGATCAACAAATTTATTTGCTACTGATTGTGCAATTAATGCCCTTGTATAACCTTCTACTGCTTGTTTTAATCCATCTATTTTACCTTTCTCAATGTCAAAGTTTTTAAACCTTTCTTCATCAAGTTTCTTTAAACCGTCAAGTGCCTTTTTCCTTTCTGCTTCTGTTTTTGTTAAATCTAAAACAGTTGCTAATAATGCACGAGCAGCTAATGCTTGGCCATTTTGAGAAGCAGATGCTTGACCACTAATTTCATTATTAGTAATTATTGCCTTATTATATTCTTTTAGTGATTCAGCTGCTCTTACAATTACTTCATTAAACTTTGTTTGCTTAGTAAATAAAGCATCTAATGCAGCACCAAGTGAGCCATACTCTAATGTTATTTTTGTAATAATAGCTGATACTGCACTAAATGCTAAGTATAAACCAGCAGGGCCTATCAATGCACCTTTTAATTGTGACAATACGGAAGCACCATTTTTTGCTTCCTCTGACATATCTTGAAAACCCTTTAAAATTCCTGGAAGGTTATTCTGAATACCTATAAAACCAAATGGTAAATCTTGTAATGCAAGACTTAGACTCGTAAGTGCATTAGTAGACTTTTTAGAAAAATCTTGGATTTGTCTACTTGCACCTGCAACATCAGCCGTAACTTGTATCTGTAAACTCATTTACCCAACCTTTTAAATATTTCTCGCATCTCATCATCATTCATCACATTACCACTTTCTTCATCTCCTGGCAATTGCCACAAAGCTTCTGGTGTTTTTGGTGCGGTCTTAGGATCACCCATCAACCGCACCATTGTAAACATCAAAAGTCTTGTTTGCTTGTAAGTGTCAACCTTTCGGGATTCACTTCCTCTTATCATTAAAGAAAACTCTCTCGGACTAATTTTGTAGAAATCATTTGGCAGTAAACACAAATCACCAAACGCAAATGCTTCTATTTCTTCCCACGAGTAGTCTTTTTTTTTGCTTCTACCTTTGGTTCTTCTTTCTGCTTCAAGAACTCATTCTGACTCCAAATTTGTATTATATCCTTTATATCGGATAGTACACCTTCGTTGTTCAAATTAGCTTCTATGAAGTCAACAAAAGACTCAAAGCTATGCTCAATCTCTGCATCCTTAATAAGACAATTATTATAATAACCGCTATATAAAATATGGGCAATCCCAATCTCATTTAACTCGTTATTTGTATAAGCCTTGCCTTCTACGAACTTATCGGAAAGGTATCTAAAAGATGCCATCCCGAATTTCAGTCCAATCTTAGTTCCGTTTATAGTAATAGTAGTGTAGTTCATAATTAAGGAGTAACATCAACGATTCCGGTAGAAGTAACAGTACCAGAGAAATTGATATATTCAGTAGTAGATTGATTAAGGGTAAGTGAAGTAATAAATCCAAGAAACTGATGGTAGTAGGTAGCACCTGCGCTTGATCCACTAACAACTGGGTTCTGAACTCTTACTGCAACAAGTGTTTTGCCAACCATTGCTGCAAGCAAATCTTCGTAAGATACTTGTGTAATGGTAGGAGCAACTTCACAAACTGCATCAAAGTCAATGCTCATTGTAGCATCAGCTACTGATGTCATTGGCCCACAATTTGTTTGCTCGGTGGTTGAATCAACAGTAGTATTAACTGATGATGTGCGCAGACATACGAGATTTTTGTATGATGAGCCACCGGCTACATCTATTTCTACGTTCTGCAATGATCCTAAAATTTGCTGTGCCATTTTATTCTATTTTTGAATTATTGAATTGTTGATAATTAAAATCTTTCTATTGATAAAGTTGTTGCCTTCTTGCATTGTTAAGTAACGTGATGATGTTCTTGCTTTGGCATATATCTGAAATTCAGCATCGCCCATATCTTGAACACCAGTAGTAGGTATTAACAAAGTTAAGATTTGGTCAGCAATATCATCAATAATACTATTATTTCTTGTCATGTATTGCTCGCTAAATATATCAATTACCACATCAGCCTCAGTTACGAATAATTGGTTGTTATTGTCTGCACTTTCTGTTATATCACCAATTATGACATAGTTTTGTGGAACGGTCTGAAATGAGTCGGTTCCATAAACGGGAACACTCTTACCACCGTAAGATATATTACCACTTAGTTTTGATAGGTATTGAACCCTTATATTATTGCTACAATCTTTCATTCCTCTTAAATATCTGCTTTATGTTGTTAACAAGTGATACAAGACCACTTGTTACACTTGGATAAAAGTATGGTGATGGATACATCCATCCTTTACCATTCTTATAATATTCTTTAGCCAACTTCTGCCATTCTTTTTCCTTACCAAGGTATTTTGGAAAATACCTACCTGTTCCAAACTCAATATATGCAGGCATATCATCTCCGCTTTTTCCTGCAACTAAGCTATAAGCAAATGGTCTATTTTTCTCTGCTCTTATTGATGCCCTTATCTCAGCATACATTTGTGTCTCGCCTTTAATAGCAGGATTTCCACCTGGGAATAAAGACTTAGCAGTAGTAGCCATTTGCTCAGTAGATGCAGCCATCTCTCTATCTACCTCCATCATAGCTGAGTTGTATTTATCCTTTAGCGTAGCAAAGGTTGACTCAACACCAGTAATCTTAATATTTAATGGACTTCTTGCCATCTATATCACAACTTTTTTATACTGATGATAGTTCAATCCATCCCAATTTGGATATTCCTTCAGCATACCTGCTTTCGCATCACCTTGGAACTTCTTACCCCTATTCTCATAAGACCAAGCAACCAAAGTAAGTATATCAGTAGATAAGTCCTCTGGAATCGTGCTGAATCCACATTGATATTTTATAACATATACACCTGCCGTATATATCCAAATTTTACCGCCTATCACCTCAAAGTCAGTATTTTTGGTTAATACTTCGTAAGTATTCATACCCGTCTTAATCTTAACCTCATCAACACAAAGCAATGGCCCATAAGGCACATCAAGAATCCAAAATCCTTGGCTCTGTGGAGTAAGTTCAACATTTATCCTTACTGACTTGTTAACCAAAGAACAACCCGTCAGCTTCTCAATATGCACCCTTGCACCATTTAACAAATCACCAATCAGCACATCATCGCTATCATAATTAGTTATACGCAACCAATTCTTAGCATCAGTAAGACTAACGGGTTCTACAACCGCGTCAGCTAATATTGTTATGCCGTCTATATATGTCATCTTTAATTATATTTATTAACACTTTCTCGGAACCAGCTTTCAAACTCATCAAGCGTTTTTCTTGTGTTAAACTCTCTTGATCTCGCTTTTGCTTTTCTTGAGGCCCATGAATAGGCTTTTTTGTCATCCAACTTTGTAATGGCTTCAACCCAATCTTTGACATTGTTTCTATCTTTAATATAAATTCCTGCCTTATCACAATTCTCTTTCAACCCAGGTGTATCAGTACAAATTACCGGAATCCCACTACACATCGCCTCTGTTGCTGTCCTTCCCCAACTCTCATACTTTGATGGCATGAGAAGTATCCTTGTCTTTGCGTACCATTGCTTTATATCTGGCGAATTAGGCACATAAGTCACATTTGGTAAGTTTGGATTTATCTGCTCATCATATGACCCAAAAACACCTAAAAATGACTTGTGTGGCATTGCTCTTGCAATCTCCCCAAATATCTTCCCACCTTTGTTCTCGTTTAAATTTATTAAAGTGATATATTCAGACTTCTCAGGCTCATTTCCCAAGTCATAGTAATTGTAGTCTACTGGTGGAGTCACTATAAAATTACTAAAATTATAGTTCAAAAGTTCTTTTAACCACAAAGAATTGTAAATGATGTGCTGATTTTTCTCCGCATCAATAATCTCTGGATATGGGTGAGAATTGTGTATCAGATGGAAAACAGGATTTCTATACATCTTTGCTATATGGATTGTCCACCTTGTGTAGTCCAAATGAGTAAATACCGCGTGACACCATCTCATCAAGTTCTCAATCACATTTGGATTTGGAGGGAATACATCAATTCCATCAAAGACATAATTATCTCTAATTTTGTATTTGTTAGCATCATGTAAAAGAACTCTCACATTGTGACCCTTTGATTGAAGGTCTTTGAGCATAAAGTGTAGCATCCATTCCGCTCCACAGTTATGCTCTGGTGGGTAAAGATGCACAGAAGCAACTATATTCATAATTTTAGTATTATATCCGCACCAACTATTTGACCTTTGTACTTCGGATATTTTATTAGTAATTCAGTATAAAAAGTATCACTTATATAATGATTCTCAAATTTAAGTTCTTTTACATTATACTTCTCTAAATCAATAGTATTTAATATCCTCTCATCACATCCCTCTGTATCTATCTGCAAATAATGTATATCTTTTATATCAAACCAATTGCAGTATTGGTCAAATGTTATAGCACCAATTCTGATTGTCTCAATTATGCTTTTGGGTAGTTCTTTTAAGTACCTATTCAATGGCTCACCATTCTCAACAAGTGAACTGCATCCATCTAAAAATGATGAGTCCTTTGCAATCCACTCAGGCTTTACATAAGCCATCTCAACACTATCATCACTATCTGATATAAAAAAGTTTGATGCCTTTGCGTTTGATAGTTGCTTTACGTTTTCTTTGAGCTTATTAAAGTAGTATGGTATTGGCTCAATAAAATATGCTTGATAGTCAGTTTCATCTTTTAGTCTATCAAAGATATTATCATGACTGATGCCATCCATTGCGCCAATAATCACATAATTTTTCATTTATATCAATTTAGCTGCCGAGTCATCAAATATTCTTGTATAGTCTACATAACCATTCCACAAATCGCTTTGATGTGGCTTTTGCCAAGCTATCATTGGTTTAATTATATAAGTATTGCCTCTTTGGTGTATATTATTCTTTAACCAATCATCAAACATTATGCTTGTATCAGTATATCCTTTGCACAATTCCTTTGGGTTGTTGTACATAACTGCGTGAGTAGTCCATGCTCCAAATGTCTTGTAAAGGTTCTCACTATACTTCTCAATGTGATCAACCAGATTCGCCCCAAGGTAGCACAACTCCCAATCGCTTGGTAGTTGAGAAACGGCCTCCTCAAAATGACTGAAATCCCTTATCTCAACATCATCTTCAAAGAGCAATAGTACACCATCGCTACTATTCATTATTTTCTGCATTGATAGATTGAATGATGTCTTTGGGTTTTCATGTGGAACAGCATACACCACCTCACCACTCAATGAGTTTCGGTGCATCTCTTTCAATGCCCCATAAAGCATTTTTGATTTCTTAGTAGTAAGTATTTTTACTTCCATAGTACAAAGTTAAAAAAAGGGGCGATAAGAATACCGCCCCCCAAAATATACACTCTAAAAAAACAACCTATTTAGATCGCACCATATACGGCAGCAGTTGGTTGGAACTGAAGCAGTTCACAACGAGCTTCGCACCGGAACGTCAAAAGATTCTTGATGAAGTCATCTTGGTCAAACTCAGTAGAACGTACATTCAGACCAGATTGTTGAGCAATGGCAAACTTGGTAGTATCCATCACATACATCCTTGATGCTGTAACCAAAGAATGAGGGATAACAGGGATACCAACAATTCTTACATTACCATTTTGGTCAATAACCATTCCGCCAGGTACTGAGTAATCAGCAGGCTTGGTTTTCAGCAAAGATGCCCAACCAGCATGAGTGATCAAAGAAAGGTTTGGAGTCCAGTTCAAAGCACCCAACTGAGCAACGTAATCAATAAACTTCTCAGCGGTGTTAGCACCAGAAGAAGAACCTGCTGTTGCAGAAGAAGCGATTGCATTCAGATAATAAGTATCTTCTGCCCTTTGGAAATCTTCAATCAAAGACTGCTGAAGATAAGCTTGCAAGAATGGCAAATCATCAATCATCTGACGGCTAACTTTAGCATAACCAGCGATGAAAGAGAGAGCAGTATTTACAACTGTTACATCGTAATCAACTTGAGGCTTTGCAGAACCTTCAGTTTGCTTACCGAAAGAACCTTCACCAACTGGAGTGTTACCCCTTGGGAAAGAAACTGATCCGGTAGAAACAGGGATGATGTTGAAAACTGAACGCAAGTGAGGGTTAACATAAGACCTCAAATATGCATTGTCAACATAAGATGTGTAAACAGAACCAGTCAGGTTAGTACCGATGGTCATTGTTTGAACAGCTTTGGCATCCATTTCGTAGTTGAAACCTTTACCATTGCTACGAGATGCAGCTTTGATATCGTTCCAACCTTTCTCAATTGCATTACCAATCTCGTTCTTAATGTTCATAATATGCTCACCATAAGAAGTAGCAACTTTTGCACTTTCTTTAGCTTGCAATTTGCCAAAAGATGCTTTAGCCTCAAGAACTTCGTTCCTTGCTTCAGCAGCAGTCTTGTTAGCTTTAACCAACTCCTCGTTGATTTGCTCAATCCTTGATTCAAATGCTTTTGCAGCCTTCTCGGTGTTTGCAGCTACTTCAGCTTTCTGCTCGGCCAATTTGGCTTCAAGAGCAGATTCAAACTTTTTAAAATCTTCCATTTTACTTTTAATTTAGAATTTATTCAAAATTGATATTAGTGATTGCTCAAGTTCCTCGTTCTTCTTTTGCTGCAAAGGTGTTTCTTCAACTGCCTTTGTGCTACTCGTTTGCTCTATCGCTTGTGCCAATTGCCTGACCTTGATCAAGCATAGTTCAATTGTTTCATCGGTAACATCACTGTTCCTTATAAACTTCTCAAAGCTCTTAATTTGTTCTTGTATCTTAGCACTTTGCTCCAAACTTTTTATCCCCAAAATTGGTGTATATTCATTTGCACCCCAAGCAGTAAGGCTTGAACCTTCAAAAAGCATCACCTCGTGTATCTCATTTGCACTATCACTCTTTTGCTCTCTGAGAGTCCTAAAACCGATTGAGTGTTCACCAATCAATCCACTCTCAACCATTTTGATGAAGTCTTGCCCAAGCCTATGGCTTCCAACTTGTGACCTATAATACAAGCCATAGCTATCTTCCTTCAACTCAACAATCTTACCAAGTGGTTGGCTTGGATCATGGTTGAGCAAATGCTTTACCCTACCCTTTGCCTCTGGCCCCCAATCTTGGATTGACCTCTTAAATGCACCTGGCATCATGATGTCTCCATCGGAGTCAACCATTCCAAATGCAGAAAAATAACCGCTTACCTCTCCTTTCTTTGAGTCAACATCCTTGACATTGGCCTCAAATGATTTGTAATTGTATATCATACTTTTTTTATTGTCTATTTGATTTAATTTTCTAATTGCCCACTCAATTCCGGCATCTCCTCCCCACGCATCCCACATAATGCCACCACAACCCTCAGAGTATGGTACATCCTTGTATTGCTGATGCCTTTTAAAAGATGCCATCCTCGCAATGGTATCTCTGCTTATTTTTTCTCTACTTGCCAACTGATTGGCTCTTGTCCATCCAACTGGTGTACCACAATCACTACCATTCTCCTCTTTATACTTCAATGCTCTTTTTGCGTTATTTGTCGCAGCTTCCGGATAATCGTTGTACGTTTCTTCTTTGTAGTTATCTGGTTCTTTACTCTCATCTTCCTCTTGTGCAAGATACGCAATATAAGCACGTTCAACACTTGCTCTTGATGTGTACATACACTCACCATCTCCTATCCTAAATGTTCCATCACCGCAACTATATATTGGCATATTTAATCAATTGTAAATCCATTCAATTTAGGCTTCATTATTAGTCTACCATTTGCATCACGTTTTGGGATGAAACCCACAGTACATCTGCAATTTATTGTGAACCCGGCAGGTGCGGTGATGTCACCAGGTTGCATTGCTACCACAGCCTCACCCTTCTTCCCTGTTGATGTAAATGGTTGGTCAAAAGGCACAACCACACCATCCAACTCAACATGATCAAACTCATCATCTGGTATCCTTCTTGTCCTACTATCCCTCGCACTTATCCATTGCTTGTCAACTTGAAAGCCATGTGCCTCTGCTCCTTTCATCGCCCCAATATTTGAACCCCTCATTATCTCTGTCCTCACAATCCTTCTCGCCCTCATATTTGAGTATTCCAACTCTTTATCATCTAAAACTAACTTCACAATATCATCAACACTCAGTCCTTCTTGTATACCTTGGTTTGCTATGTCAATTAACCTCTTTTTAGTTGTTTGAGTGATGCCAGACACAAGTGTAAACCCTTTAACCATCAAGAACTCAAGTATCTCTTTAGTCCATTGAGCATTAAAGCCAAATGTCTCGGCCTTTTGGTTTGCCTCAATCTTCAATGCCCTATAAACTGCATTACCAAAAGTAACAACACTTTCCTTATACATCGCCTCAAAGACCTTAATCAAATCCTTCTCCCACAAATTTAAACCAAGCTTAGAGATTGATGCCTCTACACCAATCTTCTCTATATCTTTCGCAAATCCTTCAAATTGAGCAAATATTGACTTCTGAATAGAATTGATATACTTTTTCTCTATATCGTTCCTAATCAGTTGAAACTTGCGCCAATATTGCTCTCTTTGCTTCGCGTTCATCTTCAAGTCTTTTTTTATGCCACAACCTCAAGTCGCGCATCATCATTGCTTCAGTTCGGCATTTCCTCTCCGACTCCATCTTGGGATGCAGAGTCATCACCATTGACCATATCATCTCGTCCGAAGTCCATGCTGTTATTTGTTCCATCAGGTACAGTTAAATCCATCCCAACTTGATCAAGCCTTACAAGCCCACCATTTACATAGGAGTATTCGTATGGCCCTTCCTTCTCTGAGTAGTTCATTGCTACTCGCTTCTCATCAAAGGTCAACCAGTTTGCATCACGAAGTGAACGGGTCATCCTTTCCATGTCTTGTTGCATCTCTGGAAGTGCTGTAATATCAAAATCAATATACAAGTCCTCACCATATTGTGGAACTAACCATTTGTTCAACTCATCTCTCAATTGACACAACTTTGGAACAATTGTGTTAGTCACCAAGTCACGCATCGCGTTCTGGTAGTTGTTGTAGCTTGATGTATCTGTGTCAAACAACACAGCAGGCAAACCAAATACCCTACACCATTGATGCATTGACATTTGCATTGTCTTTACCAACTCCATATCAACACTACTCAAACCAAAATTAAGATAGTCCCAAGGAGTTTGAAGTACGTCAATCCTTCCTTTATTTTGTGTACCATTCACATCATCGTTCAGCTTCCTCTTGATGAGATTGGCTTGCTCCATTGATGGTTGAGCAGAGATTGAACCCACTACCTTTGGAGTCAATGCACCCTTTGCACCACCATTGTATGCCATCATCGCAGATGCATCAGCAGCAGCATTTGACATTCGCAGAGTCTTGTAAGATGCACGCAATGGTGATAGACCACGAAGGTGAGACCTGGTGCTTGCATTAAAGTCTGGATTCCATGTTTTCCATTGGCATACCCTACTTTTCTCTATGTCAATGCCTTGGTCAACCATTAGCTTATACCCAAGGATGCCATATAGGTCATTGGGGTCTGGGTAGATGTCAAGGAACTGTGTTGGCAAAACGAACATCTCCAACACCTTCTCACCGCTTATTCCGGTGTTTCCGTAGATGTTCCCCTCACCGCTGAGGAAATGGTAACCAATTAGGTTCTCAAGGAACTGATCTTGTGCTTGGCCAGGGTTTGGTCTCTCAAGGAGATTTGATAAGGGAGTACCCATCACCACATTCTCGCTGTATGCGTTCTTCCTCGCCATGATGGCTTGCTCGTATGCACCTTGTCCGGCTTGCAGACCACGAGAGAGTTGCTTGTAACGCATTAGTGATGTCCTTGCCTTTTCGCCATTGTTCAAGCGATACACATACCAAGGTATGCTTGCTGACTTTCGTGCAAGAAAGCTCACAATGGCATACACATCAGCATTGCCAAGGTAGCCATCCTTTACATAAGACTCTTGATTGTATTGTTGTAGAACTGCACCATTTATACCTTGAAACGAAGGAGGAACATTTTGATTCGGATTCAACCCCTTCTTCTTACCAAAAATATCAAATAGACCCATTTTCATTTATATTGCCCCCCAAGTTATCTTAGGGATTGTTAACTTACTAAAAATGCTATATCGTAAGGCATCACAATTATGAACCAGTACACCATTAGCAAAATATTCGTGAGTAGTATCAACACTCAAATCATAAACTCTTTCCTTCCAACTTCCTTCTGATTCGAAGTGCTTTAGCTTTGCAGTTTGGATGGCAGTATTTAGCAAAGGCAGTTTTTTTGAGATACTCCTTTTCACATAGTAAGCATTTTGCCATCCCATAGTCTTGTTTTCCAAAGTTATGGTTTTTTGCGTGTTCTTTGTGCCATTTAATTCCTTGAGGCGATTTATGCCACTCTGGAGCTTTGGCAATCCCCTTTTTGTGAAATTCAATAAACCATTCCTTATTTTCCTCAACTCTTTTTTTGATGTGGTATGAATGATGTTTTTTTGATTCAATGAGTTCAAGGTTTTCGATTCGGTTATTCCAGGTGTTTCCGTCAATGTGGTGAATGTGATATCCTTTTGGTCTTTTTCTTCCATGCTCATGCTCCCAGACCCACCAATGCATTTTGTTTTTACCATTGTTGAAATACCTTTCTCCTGATGACAATGTAAATGATTTTCCTCTATAAAATTGTTGAGGTAAACCTTTATCCCCGATTTTAATTTCGAAATCTCTATCCATCCTTTGTTTGTTTTAACTTTATGATTTGGTGTACAAACCAAAGTTATCTCAAACGTATCGAATCGCATCAAATACTTTTCCACAAGATGCACTCCGTTATCAAAGAGCTTATTTACTTTTCTATATCCTTCTGAAGTTAATACTAAGTCATTAGTTGTTATGCTATCAATTCTTTTCAATCCATTGATAGTAGTAATCATAGTATCACCAACAAAACAAATATGGTCACCAAATTTGACGGGTGAATCAAGTTTATTGCCATTTCTATCGGTTTTCCACCGATAATTCTTCAATTCCTTCAGTAAATTTACACTACTTTCCTCAATAAACAAAGGAGTGCCTTTTATTGTCCTAATTCCTTCCGTCACATCTTTGTTTGCGTGCTTGGCATTAAACCCATTTCTCACCAACTCCTCAATGGTCTTTGGCTCGGCTGCATCGCAAAATATCTCATCGTACGGGTCAATATTAAGAAGCTTTAGCCTATCCACCAAATCATTTGTAGTCAACCTGGTTTCGTAAAGCAATTCCTGTGCATAAGCAGCTCCCTCAACAAACGTAACCTTCACCAATGCACTCGGCACATTGAACCCAAAGTCAAGTCCATACACCACTTCACCATCCTCTGGCATCTCCGCAGTTGTCTTGTAATGGGTATATATCAAGTCCTGACTCAATCCACGTTCACCAAGGCCATAGATTTGCCAGTAGTTAGGGTCGGCATCCTTTAACCTTTCCAATTCGTCAACCAATTCTTTAGGAAGAAATGGATTATCGCGGAAGGTAGTGATGTTAAAGTCAGCATCATCCCTTGGGATGACTGAGTCATAAATCCAACTCGCCACATCAGATGGATTGTAGTCAATCACTATCTTACCCTCGGTACGCATTATCAACTGCATCCAAGCCTCATAGGACAGTTCATTTGCCTCATTGCAGAATAAGTACGTTCTTGCCCTACCCCTTATCTTTTGAGGTTGGTCGGCAGAGACAAACTCAATCGTATTCCCATTAAGGGAGTATATCTGCTCAGTCTTGTTGTGGTTGTCCTCTGAATATATGTTAAGTTTTGTTAATATGTCCACAAAGTCCCTGAGAACAGAACCCTTAATGGATGGAAGTGATTGCCTTACTATTGTGAGAGTCTTGTTGTTTTCTTGAAGCAGTTTTACAATGAACCAGATAAGAATGTTGTAAGTCTTGCCTGACCTTGATCCGCCCTGCATGACCGAAATGCGTGGAATGAGGAGATGTTTACTATTATGCAGCAATTATACAAAGAAGCTGCTATACTATTTGGCAATGCGAGTTATAGGGCGGTGGGAATAATGAGCAGGAAGGCAAGCAATCCATTTGGCTTAAATTTAGATTGGGTTAATGAGATGCTTACTTTTTTAACTAAATTTGGACTGCAATTGGTCG